ACGCGGCCGTGTACTGGCGGCGGTCGGTGAGCGCCGACGCCCAGTCGATACCGCCCGTGCCCGCCGACACCCCCGCCGGAACCTCAACGTCCCACAGACGCAGATGCCCGGCGGGCAGCTCGGGCGGGGCCGGCGTCGCCGACGCCTCCCCGGGCAGGATCTCGACCGCGGCGAGGGTCTGCCCGCTGGTGTCGTACAGCCCGTCGTACACGTGCAGGACGATGCTGTCGATCCGCGCGAACTGCGCGCCCCCGTCGCCGATCGTCAGCGTCTCCGGGGACGTCACCGCCACCGGGTAGGCGCCCTGAGCGGTCGTGCCCTGCACCACCGCCCGGCCCACACCGATCTGCACCGTCATCGCGCCCGTGCCGGTCGCGGCGAGCGGGTCCCCGCCCGCGATCACACCCGGCCGGGTAGTCAGCTCCCCCTCGGGCGCCATCGTCCCCAGCGGGGCAAGGCGCGTGTCCTCGCGGGTCTGTCCCGGCTGTGTGCCGCCGGGGAGCAGCCATGCAGCGCGCACCGTCACGTGGCGCCCTCCTTACCAGTAGGCCGAGCGCCAGCGCACGACTACCGTCCCGGCGGGGTCGGAGTCGGGCGCCGCCCGGAACGTCATGTCGGTCGTGCCGGGCGGAAGCGTGAACGTCTGCTCGGGCACCGAGCGGCTGGTTGCCGTCGAGATGCGCGAGGCGGTGCCGTTGAGGGTGACCGTGCCCTCGCGGGTGTCGACCGTGAGGACGTCGCCCGCGGCTAGTGGGAGGTCGTATTCGAGGACGTCGCCCGTGGCGAGGTTGGTGAGCGCGGGCCGCGTGACCGGCCCCCGGAACTCGACCGTCGGATGCGCCGGCGCGCTGCCGTCGTTGCGGGCGGACAGGGCGCCCGTACTACCCGGCTCACCGAACGACAGACCCGACGGCGTGCCGTCCGCCCGCCAGTCCAGGCCCGCATCCACGCCCGTGTCCGTGTTCCAGTCCAGGCCCGGCTCTGCCATCGGCAGGCCGGCCGTAGCCGTGTCCTCGGCGAGCGCGTACCGGCGCGGGTCCGTGGCCTCCCACTGGATCGCGCCGCCCACGATCGTGCCGACCGTGTACCCCTTGCCGACGGGGATCGCGCGGCGGACCGCGCGGGCCCAGGCGAGCAGCGGGCCCCGCTCATCGATCCACACGACGAGCGGCAGCTCGACGTCGACCGGGGCTGTGCCCGCACCGAGCGCGGCCACAGCCGCGCCGATGGACGCCCGCGGCGCCCGGATCCTCAGCCCGTCGAGGCCGATCGTGCGGGACTGCGCGAGCAACTGCCCGGGGAACGCGCCGTGCGCATCCGAGCGCAACACGGTCCCGGAGTCGAGCGGCGGGAGTTCCTCCCACCCGCTCAGCTCTGCCCACCCGTACGGCGTGCCCGCCCCAATGAGGAGATCGCCGTACTGGATGTGCCCGCGCCGGGTCACCAGGTCACCGACAGCCACCGGTCACCCCCTGCCCTTCGCGAGCCACTCCAGAGCCTTGGCGTTGTCCTCGGGGGTGCCGTTCTCAGCGGCGTGCCAGTGCTCGATCTGCACCGACGGCCCGCCCGCACCGAACCCGCCGAAGCCGCCGGCGCCCGCGTACGCAGCCGCGCCCGTACCAGCCATCGAGGGCACCTCGGGCGGCGTCACCAACGCAGTCATCGCCGAACGCACCGCGCCGGCCCCGGACTGCACGCCCTTGACCACACCCGCCGGAATCCACCGCGCCAGCTTGGCCATCACCTTGGACGGCGACGCGATCCCGAGCGCCTTCGCGATCGGCCCAGGGATGACGGACTTGGCCCAGCTCACCAGCGTCGACCGCAGCCAGCCACCCATGGACTGAATACCGCGCCACAGGCCCTGAGCGACGTTCCGGCCCTGGCCGTACAGCAGCGAGCCGAGCGAGCCCACCGCCGACACGATCCGGCCCGGCAGACCCCGCGCCAGCGACACCACAGCCACCGCCCGGTCAGCAGCCGCCGACCGGAACCGGTTGAACGCCGACGTCGCCGACGACGCCAGGCGCGAGCCCAGCGAACTGATCGCACTGACCGCGCGCCCCGGCAGGCCGCTCATGAACGACACGAACGACAGGCCGAACCGACCGAGCGGACCGGACACGTATTGGGACCACAGCCCGGCGAACCAATGCCCTATCGCGGTGCCGACCGCGCCCAGCAGGTCACCCGCCTCGCCGGCCTTCTTCCCGAACCAGCCCTGGAGCTGGTCCCACCAATGTGGAAGGTTCTGTGTGGTCGCGGTGACCAGCTTGGCGGCAAAGGACACCATGATGGTTGCGGCGGCGGCCGACAGCCCGGCCGCAATCAGTAGCGGCAGTAGGGTGAGCCCGAGCAGAATGGCGCCCGCAATAGCCGTCGCTTTGAAAATCTTCTCGGGGTTGGCCATGGCGTAGTCGGCGATTTGCTGGCCGAATCCCATCAATGCCGATATGGCTTTCGGGGCGAGTTCCTTGACCTTCTGGACGAGACGCTGCCCGACGATCTCGAACGCGCTCGTAATCCGGTCAGCCATTCCGTCGGAGCCCTTACCGGCCTCCGCCCACACCGACCCGAACCGATCCCGCACATAGCCCTTGAAGGAATCCATGGCGGGCAGCACTTCGGCCCCGAGGAAGTCGACAACGTTCTGTTGCAGCTTCCGCTTGAATTGCTCGATGCGGACGCCCGCGTTATCCCGCAGGCTATCGCCCATTTCCTTGGCCTTGCCGCCAACCTTGCCCAGCGCATCCGTCGCTTTCGACGGGTCGAGCGCCAGCAAGGCCTTCTGCATGTCCTCGCTCTTGGTGCCGAACAGCTCCGTAGCAGCAGCATCCCGCTTGACCGGGTCTTCCATCTTCCGGAGCGCGTCCAGCGTCATCTGGAGTGCCTCGGTGGCGTCCGGCCCGCCCTTGGAAATCTTCTTGATCATGGCATCGGAGTTCAGGCCGATGTCCTTGAAGCCCTGGGCAATCTTCGCGGAACCCTGCACGCCTTCCAGCGTGAATTCCTTGAGCGCGTCCGCGACGACGTCCGTGTCTCGGGCGCCCGCTTTCATGCCCTGAGAAAGGAGCCCGGTTGCGGTCGTGGCGTCAATGCCGAGCCGCTGAAAAATGACGCTGTATTCGTTGAACGTGTCGGCGATATCGTCGGCCCTGGGCCCCATTTTCTGGAGTCCGGCGGTCAGCGCGTCGACAGCCTGAACGCCGTCCTTGGCGAGACCGGTCTTGATCATCTGGCCGACCGCATTCGCAGTCTGGCCCAAGTCCAGTTCGAACGTGTCCGCCAGGTCGGTGACGTTCGTGGCGATGGTTTTGATCTGCGCGTTCGTCGCGTCCGGGGGCGCAATTCCCGCGCGCATTACCGCCGATATCGCATCGGCCGCGCCCTGGAAATCCTCGGTAACCGCGTCGGAATACAATTCCCCCGCGATTTTCCCGTACCGCTGGGCCTCCTCCGTCGTCGCCCCAAGCTGCGCCTTCAACCGCCCGACGATCTTGCCCTGTTCGAGCGCGGTCCCGATGCCCTCCATGAGGAGCGCGCCGGCCGCCGCACCCACCGCAGCGATGCCCGTCTTGAGGCCGGTAGCGAGGCGGTCACGCAGGCTTCCGCCCGCCTCCTCCGCCCCGTCCCCCGCCTCGTCCGCGATCGCGTCCCCGGCGCCCTCAGCGCCACGGCGGGCGCCCTCCTGCACACCGTCGCCCAGCGCGCGCCCGGCCCGCTGCCCGGCCCGCTCCGCATCACTGCCGATGCTGCTCCCGGCCCGCCGCATCTGCCCCTCGGCATCGGACAGCCCGGAGCGCATCCCGGAGTCGTCTACGCCGACGGTGGCGAGCAGCTGGCCAACGGTGAGTGCCACCGGATCACCTCCTTGGGTGTCCGGCGCGCGGCCGGGTCTAGCTGGCGGGGATGCCCGTTATGCGGGCGATGGCGTCGGGGGTGTCGGCGCGGGTCGGTGTTTTCCGCCACGCGGCGGCGAACCGGGAGTCAGGGCCGAGACGGCTGACCAGCGTCAGGAAGCGCCGGGTGGACATGGCGGCGAGTTCGGGCGCGGTCACGCCGTGCTCGGCCGACAGGTCCCCCTCGACCGCACTCCAGTTCGTCAGGACCGCCGACCAGAATTCGGACGCTTCTTGCCCTTGCCCTTCGGCTTCGCCCGACGCTGCGCCCGGTTCGCCGGCGCTTTTCCCGCCTCCGCCGCCCGCTCCTCCTGCTCGTCGTACAGCTTCGCGGCGTCGGCCATGGTGAGGCTGCCGGGCGCCGCGATGTTCCCGCCCGCGTAGATGAACAGGATGGTGAACTGCCGCTCGTCCATACCGTGCTCAGCCCACTCGTCGAGGGCGTCGCGGCCGAACAGCGTGGCGAGCATGCGGCGCACGTCGCGCGGGTCGCTGCTCTCGTGCATCCGCTGCGCCTGCAACGTGAACATCAGCGGCATGGCGGCGGGCAGCTCGTACCGCTTGCCGTACAGGATGAGCGACTGGCGCGGCCGGGCCGGAGCCTCCTCCGCGAAGAACGCGTCGAAGTCCGCCGTGTCCACGGCCGCCGGGGTCTGCTCGGTGTCGAGCTGGGGTGCATCGGTCACGGCGTGACCGCCACGGTGGTCGGGGCGCCGCAACGCGTGAACGTCGCGGACCACGACGTCTTGTCGTTGTTGCCGCCGCCCTGCTCGCCCGGCGTGACCGTGGCCTCCCACACCACCCAAGAGGTCTGCGTGCTGTGCCGCCACCTGATGTTGTTCCGGGACTCCATGCCGACCCGGGGCACCCAGTCCGAGTCCACGTAGAGCTGTCCCGGGTCCTGCTCTTTGGTGGTCTTGTCGATGTGGTACAGGCCCTCGATGCCGAGCGTGGCGCCACGCTGCATCACGTCCTGCTCGTACTGGCCCTCGGACTCGAACACGGTCGTGTCGACCGTCTCCTCGTTCTCGCCCGCGTTCTGCGTGAACGTGTTGATTCCGGCGATCGGGAGCCACGTCTCTTCTGCGGCTCCGTTGTCCTGCACTTCGAACAGCCACCCGCGGGCGTCGATCGGGCGTCCCATGATGGGTCTCCTAGGGGTTGGTGGGGGCCGCGACGTCGAGCGCGACCGTGGTGACGTGCTCGTGTCGGCCGCTGCTGTCGGCGCCCATCGGGGAGGGGCGCGGCGCGGTCGCGAGTACGAGCCAGGTGCCGTCCGGCAGCTCGACGTCGGTGAGCCCGTGCAGGGCATCCCGGAGGGCGAGGCAGCGGCGTTGGGAGTCGCGTGGGTCGGGGCCCTCGCGGACGCGGATCTGAAGGGCCGCGGTGTCGGAGTCGTCGCGGCTCTCGGGCGTGGCTGGCCACGACAGGGTGAGGGCGACGGCGCGGTCCGGCGTGCTCGGCATGGTGCCGACGAACGTGTCTCCGGTGATGCCGGTGGGGTCGTAGGTGAGCAGGTCGAGAGCAGCGAGGTAGCGGGCTATGCCGTCGGTCACGTCAGCCACGGAGCGCCCTCCGTACCTGCGCCGCGATCAACTGGTTGATCGTGCCGTTCTCCTCGTGCAGCGGCCCGCGTAGGTACTGGGCGCTGCGCCCTTCGTCGTGGCGCAGGGTCATGTCTTCGTGCTGGCGGACGGCGTACGGGGTGTCGAAGGAGACGGCTCCGGTGAGGTTCTCCTCGTCGAGGCTCGCGACGCCGGAGCGTTCGAGGGTGCCTTCCTCGATCGGCACGCGGGCGCGCGCCAACCGCAGCAGGTTCTCCGTCGCGATGCGGATGCCGCGGATCGCCCCCGTGCGTACGGCGCGCTCGGCGGCCCGCCCGTCCCACTGCACGCGCACACGCTGAGTCACTCGCAGCTCACCTCCAACGACTCTGGTAGAGGCAGGCCCGGCGCGGTGTGCGGAGCGACCGCGATAACTCGAGTTATCCGGCCGTCGGGCAGCGTGATGCGGGACTCGGGCGGGCAGGCCACATCCGGCGCGGTGAGTACCTGGGCGGTGCTCGTCGTCTCGCGGCCCTCGCGGTCGCGGACGGTGCGGATGACGGCGGACACCATCGCCCGCACATCCGCCACCGGCGGCCCGTAGACGGGCCCGTACGCGCTGTCGCCCTCGTACGGCTCGATCGTCACCCGGTGCGGGTAAAGCCACGTAGGCACGTTCAGAAGATCACCCCCGGCAGGAGCCCGGCCCGTTGCAGCGCGCGGTGTGCGCGCGGCGCGAGGTCGACGTCACCCGGGCCGGTCGGGGCGTTCCGGCGGCCGGACATGGACGCCGGTCCGAGAGACACGGAGTCCCACCGGTCCGCGGCGCCCGTGCCGTCGTCTCCCGCCGCCTGCTGGTACTCGACCTGAGCGCACGCGGCATCGGCGAGCGCAGCAACGACGGCCGGGTCGGTCGGCATGCCCGTCGCGTCCGTGTCGTACAGGGCCGTCAGTAGGGCGCTGTCGACGTCCTCGGACGCGCGGGCGAGCAGCCGGGCAGCGTCGGCCGGGGGTTCCTGGCCGGTCCACGCCTGGAGCTGCTCGGGGGTGGCGTAGACACGGCCCACGGGTCATCCCCCCTTGGTGCTCTTGGAACGGGAACGCCCCGCGGCCTTGGGCTGCGGGGCGTCCCTGGTGTCCGTGGTGTCCGGCTCGGGGTCCGGCTCGGGGTGGTAGCGGCGCAGCAACACGGCGGCGCCCTCCTTCCTGGTCAGTTCGCGGCGAGGGTGCCGACGCAGACGCCCTTGTCGTCGAGGCGCTTGACCGCGTAGTGCATGGTCGTAGTGACGACGGTCGAGCGGGCGAGGATGTCGCGGTCAGACTCGACCAGCGGCCGGCGCTTGTAGAGCAGTCCGAGCGCGTTCCGCTTCATGAGCAGGAACTTCCCGGCGGTCAGCCGGTTGGTGACGAACACGGGCACGCCCGCGACGGCGCCGATCTGCCCGGTCTGGACCGGGGTGTTCGTGCCGCCCAGCTTGGACGCGTTGATGAACTGGTCGTCGGAGAACACGTCGCCCAGCTGAGCCGAGTTGATCCACAGCCCGGCGAAGTCGGACGGCTCCCACTCGTCGCCGAACTTGCCGATGGCCGGGACGATGCCCCCCGCCCACGACAGCTTCGTCACGCCGGACGCGGTCGTGAAGCTGTACGGGGTGCCGCCGCCGGCCGCGGACTCGTCGGCCTGCGCCTGCGCGATCAGCGCCGCGTCCACCTTCCGGGCGGCGAGCACGCCGAACTGCCGGCGGGCCTCCGTCTCCGGGTCGGCCAGCGCGGTGAGCCGCGCCTTGTCGGTGATCTCGACGGCCTTGCCGGCCTCCTTGATGGTGGCCGTCGCGTCGCTCGTCGACATGGCGGTCGGGGTCATCGGGGTCGTCTCGGTGAGGTCGTCGAGTTCGCCGAGCGCGCCCCACTTGGGGAAGTGGATCGTGTCGCCCGGGGCGCCTTCGAGGGTGTTGTCCTCGATGACGGCGGCCGATCCGGCGACGCGAACCTGCCCGGTGAACTGGGCCTGCGCCATGTCGCCCCACACCTCGGGGACGATCATCAGGGATGCGGTGGTCTGAGCCACGGCGGCTCACTCCTTCTCCGGCACGCGGCCGGGCGGTAGGGGATGCCCGGCGCGGTCGGCCGGGCGGGTTCAGCCGGCGAGTCGCCGGTAGGTGTCGGGGTCGGACTGGTACAGCTCGGCGCGCTGGCGGTAGTCCATCGCGGCGAACTGCTGCGGGGTGACCTCTCCGGACGGCGCGGTGAACTCCACTCCGCCCCGCGGTGCCCCGGCCGGCGGCGCGGTCGCGGCGGCGAGGTGCGGGTGCGTGGCGAGCGTGTTCGTGATCGCCTGCTGCACGGCGGCGGCGTCGTTGGGGTCGACGGCAGACAGTGCGCGCATGGCGGCCTGCGAGTCGAGCAGCCGGGACACGTCGGCGCCCGCGGCCGGGGCCGCGGAGATCACCGCCGTCTGAATGGCGAGCTGACGCGCGGCGCCCTGCCCGTCGGTGACGGCCTGCTGCGCCCACCTGGGGAGGCGGGTCACGTCGCCCTCGCCCGGGACGGCCGGGACCGGGGCAGGCACGGACGCGGGCGCGGGGGGCTGCGCCTGGGCCCGCTCGGCGGCGGCGAGGCGCTCCTGTGCCCACTGGGGCAGGGCGCTGACGTCCTGCTCGTTGCCCGGCGCGGTGGCCGGGGCGGGCGGGGTCGCGGCCGGGGCCGCGGGTGCCGGTACGGCCGGCGGGGTTGCCGGGGCGGCGGGAGTCGCGGGGGTCGTGGCGGCGGCCGGTGCGGCGGCGCCCGCGGCGGCCGGTGCGGCGGCGGCGGGAGCGGCGGCGGGGGCGGCGGCTTCGGACATGGGCGGATGCCTCCTGGGCATAGAGAAAGGGCCCGCGGTTGCGGGCCCTCGGGTGGTGCTGTCAGTGGGGTGTGCTATTCGGCGGGGTCGGGGCCGTGGTCGCGGCCCTTGCCGTACCCGCGTAGCCACGCGGTGGCGAGGACGGTCCGGGGCGGGTACGGGCAGGCGGTCACGTCCTGTCCGGCGCGCGCGGCGTCCTCGCCCGCGTGCACGGCCCTGACAATGTCACCCCTCGTACCCATGCCTGCCCCCTACCCGTCGTTGCGGAGTCGCGCAGCATGCAACGCCTGCTGTGCGGCGGCGATGTGGCTGCTGTTCTGGCCGGTGGCCTGTGCGACGAACTCGGCCTGAGTCACCCGCGGGTGCGCGCGCCAGAACGCTTTCAGCTCGTCGGACGCGTAAGCGTAGGCGATACGCGCTGGGCCGGTGAACAGCTCCGAGGGGTTCATGCCCTTGGCCTGCCCGCGGGCGTTCAGGAGGTAGCCGTTCGTCGCGGCTTCCGCCTCGTCGTACTGGCGCATGACGTGCTCCCACCACATCTCCCGCGCCTCCCGGCGGGTGATGCGGCGCTCGGCCTCCGGGGCTGTCTCCTCGACGGCCTCGACGATCGCGGCCGTGACGTCGTCGGCGTACTGCCCCCACTCCGCGACGGGCGCGGGCAGAGCGTCGTCGACGGCGCGGTTGGCGGCGATGACGTCGGCGATGGGGTCGCCGGTCGGCTCAGGCAGGACGGGCGGCGGGATGGGGTCGCGGCGGTCGACCTCGTCGGCGATCCGTACAACCTCGTCGCGGGTGGCGTACTGCATGGCCCAGCCGAGGACGTCGTCACCGACCTGGGTGAGGTCGGCCGTGAGGCTCCCCGCGGGGAACGTGCTCGCGAGTAGGTCGCGGCGGTGCGCCTCGGCGGCGAGCTGGGCGACGTCGTCCGTACCGTGCTCGATCGCGGTCCGTACGCGTCCGGCGAGCTGCTCGTCACTCAGCCCAACCAGGTCGGCGCGCGCCCCGGGGAGGCGGGCGGCGACGTCCCGGCGGTCCATCTCCGCAGCGATGCGGAGCGCATCGCGGTCGTCGACGTGGGCGAGTACGCGGCCCAGCTCGGTGTCACTGAACTCGGCGAGGTCGTCAGCGAGTCGGCCCCGGGGCGCGGCGCGGTCGAGCAGCGCGGCCGTGTCCCGCTGGTCCGCCTCCGCCTCGATCCGGTGGCGCGCCCGGTCGTCAAGGGGTGTGCGGAGCGCGGCGGCGAGTTGGTCGTCGCTCATCTCCCGCACGGTGTGCGCGTCGCCGGACCACACGCGGGCCTGCTCGATCTGATCGGGCGTGGCCTCGACGCGCTTCGGCCGGCGGTGCTCGGGGAGTTCCGACGGGTCGAGCTGCTCGCGGTGGCGGAGCCGCCTGAGCTTGGGGTGTGCGGCGAGGTGCTCCCGCATGGCGGTCTGGTGCTGGCGCACCTTGGCGCGGGCGGCGCGCTGCTTGACGGGGTCGGTGGCGGCGGCCTCGCGCCGCTTCCACTTCCTGATGTTCCGTTCGATCTCGCGCTGCCGCTGCCCTGCCTCGTACCCCTCGGGGTCACTCTTCGGCTTCTCCAGCGTGGTCACGCCCGGGGTGTAGGCGGACGTCGAGTGTCGGCAGTTCGGGTGCTGTAGCCCCGCACGGCGGGCGTCGTCGACCGATCCGGCCACCTCGACGGTGACCATGCGGCCGTCCTCGATGGCGTGCTCGACCTCGACCGTGCGCGCTCCGTCGCCCGTGAGCGACAGGACCTTGCCTTCCCACGGGCGGCACAGGGGGCACTCGCGCGGCGCGTCGGAGACGACTACCAGGTCTATGCCCGCGTCCGTGAGGGTGCGGGAGTGGGCCTCCAACGCGGCGCGGCCGACGCTCGTACGTACGGCCATCTCCGCGTACGAGGTGAGCTGCCAGCGGCGCCCGGCGCGGTCCGTGAACGAGGTGATACCCCGGTCGGCGAAGCGCTGCATGGCGTCCTGCGTGGCCTGCCGTCGGGTCCCGGTGCCGAGCAGGGGCGTCGCGGTCACCTCGGACACCACCTGCCGGTAGCCGTCCTCGACGCCCCGCAGGATCGCCGTGTGGCGGCCCTTGAGCATGGTGACGGTTTCCTCGGCGAGCCGGTCGACGGCCTGAGCCTGCGGAATGCGGTCGTCAACGAGGCGGCGGGCGTCGTCGGAGAGGGCGCCCAGCTCGGCGACGGCGGACCGGTGCCCGACGTTGTACGCCTCCGCCACGGCGTCGTGCACGTCGAGGCTGACCGCCTTGCCCAACTCGTCGACGACGGCCTGCGACGCCCGCCGCACGGCTTGCACGGCGGACAGCTTCGCCTCCACCCACCCGGGGGCGTCGAGCCCCTGGGCGAGTTGCCGGGCCACGATGCCGAGCAGGCGTTCCTCGGCGCCGGCGTACAGGTCGCGGGTGCGCGCGGCGAGATCCTCGACCATGCCGGGATGGATCGCCACGCGGCACCCCCTGTCACATCGGGAAGCTGCCGACGGGGTCGGGTGCGCCCTGGCCGGTCTCGGCGAGGATGCGCGCCACCTCGGCCTGGACCTCGGTGTCGTCGAGCTCCGGGGACCGCATCCGCACGCGCGTCTCCGCGCTGACGGCCTGGGCGCGGTTCAGCATCTCGATCGTCGTCGCCCGGGAGAGGGGCGATTCCTGCACGGGATGGAACGTGACCGTGGGCCGCTCCACCGCCAAGGCCCGGGTGAACTGGGCACGGTCGAGGTCGAGCAGCACCTCACAGAAGTCAGCGAGCCCGTACCGCCAGTACCCGGCCTTCTTCTTCGTCGTCGTCTTGGTCCGCTGGTCCTCGCTGTCGACCTCGGTGGCGGTCGCGGCGGCCCCGTTGGAGTCGAGGCCGAACGACCTGGCGGCGTATCCGGCGGACCGCGCGGCCTGCCGGATGATGCTGTCCACGGTCTGCGAGTGCTCGGCAACCCGGATCTGGAACTGGGCGATCGTGATGCCCGCCCCGGCCTCGGTGGGCGGGACCTTGAGCCCGGAGTAGATCTCCCGCTCATCATCGAACGCCGCGCCCTGGCCGGGCCCCAGGTTCTGGAGGTAGGACTCGGGGACAACCAGTCGGGAGCGGGCGAGGCGTAGGTCTCGCATCCACGAAGTCCACGCCGTGTCGAGCGCGTCGAACTGGTCGTAGATCGGGGCGGCATAGTCCGACCTGCCCATGGGGCTGGATCGGTGCAGCCTGTTCGGGAGCATGTTCGGCACGTACACAGCGGTGAGCCGCTGGATACCGGTCTCGATGCTGACCCCGTCGGGGCCGAGCGAGTCGACCAGGGCGGCCGTGTCGGGGTGCTCGGTGAGCGGCACCCGGCGGCCGAGGTTGTCGTGTGTGCCCTCGTACAGTCCGTGCTCGATCCGCCCGGCCTCGTGTCGTTCGAGGTGGCGGTGCACGGTCTGCGAGCCGTCGCCGGGGAGTTGGCGCCAGAACGTGACGGCGCGCAGCATCCCCCAGCGCCACTCCGGTACGGCCTGGTCGGCCTGGACGACGTCGGGTATCGGCCGGTCGGGGATCGTCTCCTTGTCCCACGTCGCCCGCAGGAAGACACCACTGATCGCGGACGCCTGCTCGGCAGCCGACAGGAGGACGTGCTGCACGCGTGCTTCGTCGAGCAGCGTATCGAGACGATCCTGTGTGGCCGGGGTGGTGCAGCGGATCGCGGGCATGTCGCCGAACAGGAGATCGGCGGACGTCGAAGCGATGTCCCCAGCGAGGGGCACGTGAATCCGCTGTTCCCGCTTCGACGGGTACAGGGCCTCGTCGTCGCGGCGGCGTCCGAGCAGGCGCCGGCGGCCGGTGTCCCCGCGCATGCGCGGGTGCTGCTCCGACCACTCGTGCGCGCGCATCAGCTCGCGGGGGTCCCCGCGGTACCACATGTCGTCGCGGCGCATGGCGCGGTAGGCGGCGGCCATGTGCGGGGGCGGCCACGCGGCGCCGTTACTCGGGAGCGGCATCGTCGGGCACCTCCTCAGCGTCGTCGAGGCTGTCGACGTACTCGACGGCCGCTTCCAGGGCGTTGAACTCGACGGCGACTCTGGGCAGCGTCCGCATGCTGTGTTCGACCTCGACGCTCTGAACGCCAGGGAGTTCGCGGCCGTTGAGGTGGACGCGGCCACGGCCGGGGTTGCTGCGGAGGATCTGCACGCGGAAGCGGGGCAGGCGCATGGTGCCTCCTAGGCGGCGAGGGTGAGTAGGTGCCGCCACTCGGTGGCGGTGCTGTGGACGGCGTAGCGCAACGCGTCCGCGCTGTGGTCGTTGAGCTTGATCGGCTTGTCCTCGCCCTTCTCGGCGGCCTTTTCGTCCCACACGTAGCCGGGTAGCTCGTCGAGCAGGCCGGTACAGGAGCGGTGGATGCGGAGTAGGCCAGCGGCGAGCAGCGACGCGACGGACCGGATGCCGTCGACGACGTCGTTCGTCGCCTTGGCGAGGTTGGGGAATCCGTCCTCGTACGCCTGCCGGATGAACGACGCGGCGGACGGGTCGACGAACGACCACTCAGGAGTGACGCCCCGCGGGGCGCTGTCCGGTGCGCCCGGCGGCCGGTAGTCGGCCAGCCACGCCCGGATCGCGGCGCTGTACTGCGCATCCGTCATCTGGCGCTGTGCCTGGCGGGAGTCGTGCCGCCACTCCGCGCACGCGTACAGGCGGCCGTCGACGCCCTCGCCCAGCAGGATCACGCTGGTGGCGTTGACGGTGCCGTAGTCCATGCCGAGCCAGTACCGGCGCATCTCGGGTAGCTCGTCGACGACGTGCTGTGCTTCGTCGTAGGCCTCGTAGATGGCGCCCTCAGCCATCACCCACAGGCCGAGGATGTTGCGCTTGTAGAACAGGCCACGGTGGGCGGCGCGCTGCCTCGCCTTGTACGCCTCGGACAGGCCGGGGTTGTCGTCCATCGTGAAGTGCCACGACCTGAGCCGCTGCTCACGGGGACGTAGCAGGTACTCGCGCCTCGCCCAGTGGTTCGGGTTGTCGGGGTTCGTGGTCCCGATGATCATGCTGCCCTCGACGGAGCAGCGCGCGTTGAGCTGGTCGTAGAACGAGCGGGGCAGGGTGGTGACCTCGTCGACGTACGCGCCCGCGCACGTCAAGCCCCTGACCTTGGGCTCGGCTTGGGCATCGTTGGCGCCCAACGCGTGCACGGTCCTGCCGAGCACGTTCGCTGTGGGCGCCCCGTTGGTGTACGTGATATCGCGGGCGAGGGGGCCGAAGATCGTCGGATCGGTCAACGGGCCGAACACGTTCCGGGCGAGGCTGTCGCGGGTCCGGCCGACCATGACCAGCTCACCCGACTCGGGTCGGTTGGCCACGAACTCCAGCCAGCGGAGCAGCGATGCGATGGTCTTCCCCGAGCGGACCGACCCTTCCCAGATGTTCTGGAACGCCCGCGCCTCAACGATCGAGTCGACCTGTTTCGGCGACAGGGGGAGGCTAGGGCGCATCATCGGCGGCGGCCTCCGGCTCCTCCGGCTCCGGGGGTGGCCCACCGTGACGCGCGGCGTAGTCCGCAGCCAGACCAGCGATCAGGTCACCGATCACCGAACGGGACTCGGCGCCGGCGTCGTCGCGCGGCGGTACGAGCTTGGCCGATCGATCGAGGGCCGTGTTGATGATGCCCATGATGGCGCGGCGGTCGGCCGCGGTCGGCTCGGCGGCCTCGTAGGTGTCGAACTCGTGGTCCTTGCCGCCCCAGTCCCAGTAGAGGGTGGGTGCGGTGAGCTTGCTCAGCTCGCGTTCGGCGGCGTCGTGCAGTCGTTCGGCCATGACGGTGCGGCGGGCGGCGAGGTCGGCCTTACGGACGGCGGTCGCGGCCTCGACCTGCGGGGCGCGGTCGAACGTCAAGCCCTGCTCGTTGGCTAGCTTGGACACGGTCGAGGGGCTGCGCCCGATCGCACGCGCTATGTCGTTGCGGGACATGCCCTTGCCGTGCAGCCGCTTGACGTCCTTGCGGTCCTTGGCGGTGATGGGGCGGGCCACGGCTCACCCCCTCGACACGGGCATGGGAACGCCCCGGCGCGGTGGCCGGGGCGTGGTGCGGGTGCGTGGTGGCTATGCGGGGCAGTGCCGTCCCTCGACGGGCTCGAACTTGCTCTCCCCATCGTCGAGCCCGGTCGTTGCCCTGCCGTAGTTGCCGACGGCGTAGGTGCCGTTCGCAAGCCGGTTGTCGACGCTGGCCGTGCCGCCGGTCGAGCAGTTGATCAGGATCGTGTACCCGGCGTTCTCGTCGAGGCCCTTGAGCGAGTCGTCGAAGACGGCCCGCAGGTCCTTCGTCGAGTTGACCTCGATGGTGATCTGTCGGGTGTGGCCCTTGGTCTTCCGGTCAACGACCTTGTAGGCCGGCGTCGTCTTGGCGGCGGCGGGCTTGGTGTCGTCGTCGCTGCTCGCGCTCACGATGACCGCGATGGCGAACAGGGCGCCGATCGGTACGAGGACGGCGGCGAGGATGCGCCCGCGGCGGCGCTTCGCTGCGGCGACGGCGGCGGGGTCGTAGGGCGGCCGGTACGGCGGGCGTGGCGGCTGCTGCGGGTACGGCGGGCGCGGCTGGTTCATGGTTCCCCCCACGGGATCGGTGGCGCCTACAGGGACGCGCGAGGCGAGGGGGGCGGTTGCACGCGAACGCCCCCGCGCGGGTGGGCTGCGGGGGCGTTCGGTGTCCGGGCATGCCGGGGTCGCCACGAACTGTAGATCACGGAATGGTCACGGTGCAACCTGCGCGCGGGCCGGCGCGCGTCCGGTCTCCGCGGTGCGGGCGGCGCGTGCGGCGGTGCGCCATGCGGTGCGCTGCTTCTCGGCGGCCTGGTGCACGATGCGGGCCAGTGGTGCGGGGAGGTCGCCGGTGCGCGGGTTGATCAGGACGCACAGGTCGTTGAAGAGGCGGGGGTGGAACAGGGTGTCGTCGGTGGTGGTGCGGTCGTCGTTGCTGGTCACGGTGGTGGTGCGCTCCGTGGTGCGCTCCGGTGCGGTGGGCTGCTCCGGGGTGGTGCGCTCCGGTGCGTCCGGTGCGGTGGTGGTGCGGAGGATGCGGCCGACGGTGGTGTGGTGGATGCCGAGTCGGCGGGCGATGGCGCGGTGGGAGAGGTGCTGCGCGGCGAGGCGGTGCACCTCGGCGGTGCGGGTAGGGTTCGTGGTGGCCATGATCAGGGGTTCTCCTGGTCTGGTTAGTCGGGCCCGTATGGCGGTGTGGTCGCCAGTGCGGGCCCGCGCTCGTTGGGGCTACTGGGCGTCGCCGTTGTGGCGCTTGCGGTACTCGCGGGCCCACTTCCGGCGGTCGGCGGTGGGCTTCTCGTCCCCCTTGGGCCGGTCGCGCCATACGCGGTAGACGTAGGACTCGGTGACGTCGAGGTCGCGGGCGATGGTGCGGGCCTCGGCGCCGGCGGTGAGCGCGTTGCGGATGATCTCCTTGATGTGCGGTTCGTACTGCTTCCATGCGCGGCGGGCGGCGGCGGCTTGGGCGAGGCGGTCGAGGGCGGCGGCGGTCATGTCGTCTCCGGTCGTGCGTCGGGGCCCGCCCTCGGTCGAGGGCGGGCCGGTGGGGTTCAGGCGAAGAGGGCGCCCTGCTCGGCGTCGGGCGCCATGTCGAACAGGGTGGGCTCGGGCGAGGTGGCGCGGCTGCTGATCCAGTCGGCGCGCCAGGTGCCGGCCTGCTCGGCTGCGATGGCGTCGCGTACGGCGTCGGAGGCGAGCAGGTCGCGCTCCCATTCGGTGGGGTTGGTGACGAGGTGGGCCTCGGCGGTGGCGGTGGCGGCGGCGCGGTCGAGGGCCTCGTTCTTGACGCAGCGGGTGCACATCTTGAAGCGGGCCATGCCGCGGGCGTAGTCGTTGGGGGCGCCGGCGGGTCGGCCGCAGTAGAGGTCGCGGGTGCCGGGGCGGCGGTAGTGGCCGGTCGTCTTGGTGCGGGCGGCGCGTACGGCGTAGGTCTTCAAGGGGTGCTCCTTCGGTGTGGCCGGGTGTGGTCCGGCGTTCCCTGCACTCAGTACAGTACCCGCTACTGTACTGAGTACACAAGGGGGTCGGCGAAAAGGGCGCCGGAACCTTCCCGACGCCCCTCCGATCAGCCCTGCTCGCCCCGGCGGCGCGCGTCGAGGGCCACCCACAGCCCAACGAGCGTCTCCCGCTGCCACGTCCGCCGGCCGTGGTCGAGGACGACGGGCGCCCCGCACGGCTCGCCGGTCGAGCAGACGATGACCGCGGCCTCCGGGTCGCCGGCGCGGGTGCGCGCGGTGAGCTGGCCTCCGCACCAGGGGCACGGGTCGTCGAGGGCGGTGGTCTGTCCGGCGCGCTGTAGGGCGTCGTCGACGGCTCGGCGGGCGGCGCGGGCGGTCGTGGCGGCCTCGTCGAGCAGGAGCGGGGGGAGCGGCCGGAACATGTCCCCGTGCTGCTCGTCGAGTATGCGGCCTTCAATCCAGACGGCGGCCCAGTGAAGCCCGTACTGACGGCTGCCGGGCGAGGTGGGGGCCTGGTAGTGCCAGCGGGCGGGGTCGTCGCGGTCGTCGGCGTCGACGGCGGCGGGTGTCCGGTTGCCCTGGCCCGGCCACGGCTCACGGCGTACGGGACGCTGCACGGTGGCGGCGATACGGTCGGCCTGCTCGAACAGGGCGCGTTCGACGGACAGGGCGGCGTCGAGGGCGTCGAGGTTGAGCGGGGCGGGGTGCTCGCGCAGCGTGAGCGGGGTCCGGCCGATGGTGGGGCCGGCCGGATCGGGCTCGACGCCGAGGGCGCGGGAGTCGCGGGGCGGCCACTCGGACGCGGGCCGGTGGGCGATGGCGTGCAGGAGGTCGCCCCACTGCTCGCGGACGGCGCGGAGATCCTCGGCGGCGGTGATGGCGGTACGGGTGAGGGCGGGGGCGGGGGCGGGGCTGGTCACGGTGAGCTGCTCCGGGTCAGTGGCGGCGGGTGGGCGGGCCGTAGGGGGACTGCCATGCGGGCCGGTCGCGGGCGGGTTGGCGCATGTCCTGCTCGGCGGCGTGCACTCGCTCGGCCAGTTCGGCGACCGCTCGTAGAACGGGCGCGGCGGCGGCAACGTAGGCGGCGGCGAATCGGCGGATGGCGGTGTGCAGCTCGGCGAGGGCGGTCGGGAGGTTGGGCGGCTGCTCGGGCATGGGCTGCTGCTCCGGGTCGAGGGGGCGCCCCGCGCGGTGGCGGGGCGCCGTGGCGGTCAACGGCGGGCGGTCGGCGGCTGGAACTTCTCGCACGGGCAGGCGCCCCCGCGCTCGACGCACACTCCTCGGGGCGTTCCGGTGTGCCAGTTCAGGGGGTGCTCGCACTCGGGGTTGGCGCACTCGGTGGCGAGGGTGACGGGCTGGCAGACGTCGCATGGGCCGCCGTTGCACTCGTCGCATACGCCGTGCGGGCAGATGGCATGCGCGTCGTCGTCGGCGGCCGTGGCGGCGGGGCGGGCGTGCTCCTCGGCGGCCCACTGGTGGAGCCGCTCGGCGAACTCGACGCCGGTCGGGGTGGCGGCGCGCAGTGCGTAGGCGAGGCCGGTCGTGTCGGCGGTGATCTCCGTGGTGACGGTCTCGGGCTCGGTGAGGGCGTCGCGGATGCGGCGGGCGGCATCGCGGAACACCTCGCGTGCGGGTTCGGCGAGGCCGACCGCGGTGGCGTCGTACTCCAGCTGCGGGGCGAGGGTGCGCACGCGGTCGAGGGCCTGGACGGCGGGGAGTTCGGCGGTGAGGGCGGCTTCGGCTGCGCGGGCACGGCGGCGGGCGCTGCGCCACGCGGCCCGGTAGCGGTCGGACCGACAGGCCCAGTTCAGGGCGCGGTCCTCGGCCCGTTCGGCACGCTCGCGGAGCGTGGTCGTGCGGCGTTCCATGAGTCGTTTGGTCTCGGCGGTGACGGCCTCGGCCTGCTCGGCGCGGCGCTCGGCTTCGCGGTCGCGGACGACGGCGACGCCCGGGGACACGGTGACGGCCGGTGCGGTCATGCTGAACATGACGGGCCTGTCGTCGCCCACGGCGGCGTTGCGGACGGCTTCGGCGGCGGTGGCGGTGCAGATGGTCGCGGGGAGACGCCGCTCCCACGCGTCGGCCATGTCGCGGATGCGGGCGAGGCGCTCCTGTGCTTCGGCAAGCTGGCGGGTGAGGGCGTCGCCGCGTCGGCACTCGCCGTGGACGCGATCGCGCACGGCCTCGCGCAACTGCTCGGACTCGGCGAGGCGCTGCGCCAGTGCGCGGATGCCTTCGACGATGCTGGTCTCGCGGATGCCGGCCTGTTCGAGGGCGCCCGCCACGTTGCTGATGATGGTGCCCAACTTCTCGGCCTGCTCGGCGCGGGCGAGGGCGTCGCGGCGGATGCGGCGCAGCTCGGCGTCGTCGTTGGTGGCGCGCTGCTCGGCGGTGGCGAGGCCGCGGGCGCGGTCGTGGATCGCGGCCCACGATGCGCCGTTGCCGAGCCTGAGCGCGTGGGAGAGGGCGCCGCGGTAGTCCTCGGCGGTCCTCTCGCTGCGGGAGGCGGCGGCCTCGGCCTCCTCGGCGCGCCGGCGGGCGAGGTCGCGTTCGTGCTCGGCGTCGAGGCGGCGTTCCCTCGCCTGCTGCCCGGCGTACTCGGGCTTCCACCCGTAGTGCATGCCGAGGGCGGACCATACGTCGGCCCACCGGTGGGCGTTGCTGATCGTCCTCAGCGTTCCCTCAGCCTGCTCGGCGCGCTCCTTGGCGGAGTGGAGGCGTTGGGCGGCCTTCGTGGCGTACTTGCGCTGCCGGTTGGCGTCCTCCTCGGCGCGTTCGGCACGCTGCAACAGCTTGTGTCCGAGGGTCTCGGACTCGGACAACTTCCGCTCGGCGGCCTCGGCGCGGGCGAGGGCTTCGCGGTAGGTGGTGAGGGCGTCGGGCCCGTACGTCGCGCGCCACTGGGCAACCTCGTTCCGGGCGTCGGAGAGCTGCTGCCCCAGTTCGCGGATGAGGGTGCTGCGGCGGCTGAGGCGGTCGAGGCGGTATGCGGCGCGGCGGGTGGCCTGGGCGGCGCGTTGGCGGGCGTTCTGCCATGCGGCCTCGAACCGGTCGCGCTGCTGCTCGGCGGTCTCGGCGCGCTCGCGGCGCAGTGTGGCGGTGGCCTTCCACTCGGCGCGCTCCCGCTCGGCCTGGTCGAGTCGACCACACGCGACCTTCCACTCACGCTCGGCGCGTTCGGCGCGCTGCTGCGCCTGGTCGTGGTGGTCCTGCTCGGCGCGGACGTGCTTGCCCAACAGGGCGGCCTCGCCGGGCGTGAGCCGACCGTGGTGGACGCGGGCGAGCAGGACGTCAATGGCGGCGCGACGTTCGGCGGTGCTGGGCATCAGCGGGACTCCTCGGCTGCTTCGGTGCGGGCGGTGTCCGCGATGGTCGACAGGCGGGCGATGAACGCGGGCAGGTCGTCGAGGTGGATTGACGATCCGTTGGGGCTGGTGCGGAAGTAGATGCCGGGCTGCTCGTTGCCGTGGGCGAGGAACACGGCGGGGGCGACCAAGAGGCGGTCTCCGTCGACGTCGGTGTGGGCGTAGGTGGGCCGGCCGTCGGCGTCGGTGCGGTACTGCTCGGGCTCGGGGTGGATGGCGTCGGCGCGGGCGCGGGCGCGGAGCGCGTTGGCGGCGTCGGCCAGTTTGCGGACGGCGTACGCCTCTTCGCTGTGGTCGGAGCTGGAGAGGGCGTCGAGGCTGCTGGCGCGCTGGTCGAGCTGGGCGGCGGCGTCGCGGTACGCCTCGGCGCGGATGCTGGCGCGCTCGCGTTCCTTGTGCTTGCGGACGGCGGCGGCGAGCTGGTCGAACAGGGCTTTGTCGTCGGGCGTGCGCTCGGCCTCGGCCTGGGCGGCGAGCTGGGCGCGGATCTCGGGCGGCAGGTGGTCGGTGCTCATCAGCGGGGCTCCTCGGGCGGGGTGGTCATCGGTGGGCTTTGGAGCCGCACTTGCGGCGGCAGATCCAGCAGTAGTCCGGGTCGCGCTGCTCGTTGTCGTCGGCGTTGGTGCGGGCGAGGGGGCCGGGGTCGGTGCGGCATGCCCAGTGGGCGGCGGGGATGGTGGCGGCCATGCCCGCGGCGAGGGCGGCGAGGGCGAGGACGGGGCTCATGGGCGGGGCAGCTTCCTGCGGCGGGGTTTGCGGCGGGTGGGGCGGAGGGGGTTGCCGAACAGTCCGAGGGGGAGGCCGGCGGTGAGGACGACGAACACGACCAACAGGAGGTCGGCGACGGGGCCGGGCAGAGTGGCGCCCGGTCCCGTCGTGAAGTGCTGGGGTGTCACTCGGTGCCCTCGGCGATGGCCTTGCAGCCGGGGCAGTCGGGCTCGTCGGCCTGCTCGTCGGCGTCGCTCATGGCGGTGAGCAGGGCCTTGACGGTGATGGTGTGGTAGCCGGGGCGCCCGGAGCACAGGCGTTCGACGGCGGCGAGGCGGCGGGCGTAGCGGCGCGCTGCGTCGGCGAGCGACTCCTCGGCGGCCTGCTCCTCGTTGACGACGTGGTCGGGGATCGCGGGCGTCGGCTCGGTGTCGTCGTCGTATCCGGCGACGTCCCAGCGCTCCGCCTCGCGGTCCCAGACGACGGACCACATCCGGTGGTCGGTGAGGGTGCCGTCGAGGTCGACGCCGACCCCCATGCCGGCCGACTCGGCGGCGTTGAGGGCGTCGGCGATGGCCTGCCAGTGCTCGCGCTCCGTACGCGGCACGGCCGGGTGCGGGATCGGCTCGTCACCCTGGGCGCGGGCGCGCCGGTCGAACTCGTCGGCGACGCCACGGAGTCCGTACGCGACGGCGGCCGGGCTCATGTGGTGGCTGCCCGCGTTGACGGCGATCTCGTCGGGGTCGGCGCCGGTGGGGGTGATCTCGACGAACGCGAACGGGGCGCGGGTGTCGGCGGGCTGCTCGGCGGCGGGGTCGGGTCCGTTGCAGCCGTACTGCTCACGGATCGGGCCCGTGTGTCGGGGGTCGCTGCACGGCTGCTCGGGCGCGGCGGCGCGGGCCTCGACCTCGGCCAGCTCCTCGGCCGTCAGCGGCGTCCCCGCCGGCGGCTCCGGGGCGACGGCGGCGGCCTGGGCGTCGGCATGCTGCCGGGCCAGACTCCGCGTGCGGTGCACATCGTGGCGACGCACGCGGGTCCCGCCGTGGGAGGTGCACAGGTTGCCGGGCTCGGCTCCGCACGTGTCGCACGCGACGGCGAGCGCGGACATGAGCAGGGCGGGCGCGGTCTCGGGGGTGTACTGCTCGGGCATCAGGGGTGCTCCTGACTCGGGTGTGGTCGAGGTGCTCGTGCGCGCGGCCCAGGCGACGTCCGGTCGCGCGCGGCGGGGGTTCTAGAACGGCGGCTCGGGGGTCTGCGGCTGGGTGTTCCAGGGGTCGGTCTGGCCGTATCCCTGCTGGGGCTGCTGGGCGCCGTATCCGCCGCTGTTCTGGCCCTGCTGCTGGCCGTTGGTGTTGGCCTTCTGGGGGCGGGCGGTGGCGTTCTTGAGGGAGGGGGCGACGTTCTCGGCCTCGACCTCGACCACGGTCCGCTTCTGGCCGTCCTTCTCGTAGCTGCGCTGCTTGAGTCGTCCGATGACGATGACGGCGGTGCCGCGGGTGAGGGACTCGGCGATGTTCTCGGCGAGTTTGCGCCAGGCGGAGCAGCGGAGGAACAGGGTGTCGCCATCGCGCCATTCGTTGGTGCTCTTGTCGAACGTCCTCGGGGTCGAGGCGACGGTGAACTGTGCGACGGCGTGTCCGCTGGGGGTGAAGCGGAGTTCGGGGTCGGCGGTGAGGTTGCCTTGGAGGGTGAGGGTGGTTTCGCCGGCCATTACGCGGCCTGCCTTTCGGGGTTGGGGGTGGTGGTTCGGGTTCGCGTGCGTTCGCAGGTGCGGCAGCGTCGGCCGCCGTCGGCGCGGTGGCGGGTGTTGGTGGGGGTGAAGGGGTGGCCGTGGGCGCAGTGCGTCTTGCGGGCGTTGAGCGCGGTCGGCGCGGTGCTGCGGAGCGTGTTCGTGCGGTGGTCGACGGCCTCGATGTGGTCGGCGTTGACGCAGTTGCGGCGGCGGCATCGGTGGTCCAGCTCCATGCCGTCGGGGACGGGGCCGTTGGCCTGCTCGTAGGCGTAGACGTGGGCGCGGACGGTGCGGCCGTCGAGGTGGAACGCGCCGTAGAACTCGCCGTGTTCGCCGGCGTCGTGGGGGCGTTTGCTGCGTGCTCCGCCGGTCCAGATGTGGCAGGGGCCGGGGGCGCCACGGTGGAGGCTGATGGGGCCGTTGGTGTCGACCTTGGCGGCGAAGCGCTGGGCGGCTGTGGTCGGCATGTCCCTCCGTTCCGTGGCTGAGCGCTGAGGCTCCCGATTCCTGCCGAGGCAGGTAGCTACCTGCCTCGGCAGAAAGATAGCACCCATGGGTGTGCCTGTGCCCCGTGTGTCAGGGGCGCTGTGTGGGGCTGTGGGGGCCCGTGGGGCGCTCGGTGGGGCCGATGGTCCACCCGGCGTGTTCGAGGGCGCGTGCGATGCGTTGGGCGGTCCTGCGGGGGTGCAGGAGCAGTTCGAGGGTGGTGGTGTCTTCGATGACGGCGCGGATGATGGCGACGGCGGCGGGCGGTGTGGTCACGGGCGGTTCCCGGGGGTGGTGCCGTCGAACTCGTCAACGGTGCGCCAGCGGTCCCAGCCCATGTGTACCTGGACGATCACGAACGCGCCCTGCTCGGCCCACTGGCGGGCCTTGCGGTAGGCGCGGCGGCGGTCGGGCGTCTTGACGATGACGGGGTGGTCGGGGCGGGCGTTCCACGATGCCTCGACGCGGTAGCCGGTGACGTTCTTGGTGCGGTCGCGGGTGTGGGGCTTGCGTCGCCAGGTGCGGGCGCTCTTGGGGGTGCTCACGCGGTCTGCTCCTGCCGGGTGTGGTGGTGGGTGGTGGCGTCGTCGACGCGGCAGGGGTGGGGGGTGGTGCGCTGCCGGTACTTGATCTGTCCGCCGCGGGGGTTGATGGCGCGTCCGCGGCACTGCTCGCCGGTGGGGGCGCCGCACCACGTGCACTCGACGTCGAGGGCGTCGGGGAGGCCGGCCTGGGCGAGCTGCTCACGTTGGGCACGGACGGGGCGGTGGGCGGCGAGCTGGTCGCGGACGGTCTTGGGTATGTAGTCGCCCAGGGCGGCGAGGCGCTGTGCGGCGAGGGCTTCGCGGGCGACGCGGGTGGGGTTGGGGGCGCCCTCGATGGCGCGCTGCGGGGTGGGGGGGAGCGCTCCGAGCGCGACGGCCT